TACCCTCTACAACATTATTCGCAAGATCAAATTTGGTTCGAATGTGTTCAATTTCTTGAAGTTCGGCTAGTCGTGACGGATTATTCAAAGCTATTTTAAACGAAATTAAGTCTTCGCCTCTGAAGCCTAGCGTAAACAAATGAACAACAGCAATTTTCTCAAACTCTGAAATAAGTACTCGCTGAAGTCTTTGAATTGTTCTGGCAAAACGAATGTCCTTCTGGGCCAAAGTCGTTTTGTCCTCTGAACCGCCTTCAACCATCATGAGATATGAGTGAGGAATTTTAATAGCAGAGAAGAGTTTGTCACGGATATATTTGACATCATCAATATCATTTAGTGAATCGGCGCCTTTAAGGGTGGTAATGTCCGATCCAACTCCTCCGCGAATAGGAATAAAATAATCTTCCTCCACCGAGAGCGGGTTATATCTCAAATCAACGCGACCTGTGGTAGGATCAACTATAGAATTTCTTTTCAGGGAGGTCTTAACCTTCTCCATATATTGTTCCACGTCCTGAGGGGGTATATTACCCACATCGATTTTAAACATCCGTCGTTCGGGTGCTCGCACAACACGATAAGCTAGCATGGCGTCTTCTATTAAAACTAATTGGCGCCAGATACGGCGGGCCGGATCTAAAACAGAGGTTCCGTACGGAGCATGTTTGTCGTTGCCCAGAACTCTAAAATGAGCAACCTGCCAATTCTCGAAAGTCATATTGGCGGTGTTCCATTGGAACTGTACATAATTGGGATTGGTTGGATCCTGACCTTCTAGTCTTTCAACTTCTCCAGAAGGAAGGCCGATGACACTTTTTACCCCCAGGACCTCATCGATATCCAAATAGAGAAAGAAGTCTCCGAACTTACACATCGTCCGAGCCCACCCAAACGCATTGAATTCAATGTTTAGCATATCATAGAATAGCGACTCAAGGATTTCTTTAATCTCTTCGTTGCGGCACTCTATCTTAAGAAGCTTATTGTACTCGTTAGAGGTTGTCATTTCGTCAGCATAGATGTCTAACGCTGACGCAATCTCTGGCATGTACTCCATTTGATCAAAGTCAATATAGCGCTCATTGCGATTTTGGTTCCGCATTGCTGCGGAGGTCATCATGTTGTAGTTGCGAGATAGGTTGTCTGAGGTGCGCTTGAACTGGTGGCCGCTTAGGCTTCTGAATCGAGTCTGATATTTGTCAAGAGCTGAACGACGCTCTTCGCGGGTAAACTGAGCACGATAATTTATAAGCGGGCCAGAAAATATTCGCGTTAATCTCTTAAAGAGAGGAGATGCGGGATTGCGTGGATTATTTTTATTGTCTGCCATTTATTTATCCCTTGATGATTCCTAGATATTTTTTATTAAATTCTCTGGCCGTCTGCATGCGTTCGTCTTCGGTGCTGATTCTATGGCCGAGCATCCCCGGAATGGTCGTACTAAAAGAGCGATTGGATGTGGAAATGGACGACAGTGAATGTTTACTATACTCCAGGGCCCTGCTATTTTCAACCAAAACCGTATCCCTTACCCAACAGCCAATTGCGAAAGACATTACTAAATCATCATTATAAGATCTCATAGCTTGGGCCTTACCGTTCTGCCAGATAAAAGTTTTCATTTCACTAAGCAGACGATTAGAATTTATTTTAATTAGTTTGTTCCTCATGAACTCTTCCATCTTAGCTATCACCAAAGGTCTCGTCTTAAGTGACGTGGTAAACCCGGGAACAACATTAGATTGCCACTGCGCCGTAGCGGAATCAACATAGTCGTGGGAAGTTTTAGTAGAATAGTATATATTATTATAACCCTTATCGACAAGTTTATTAAGTACCGCAAATCCTATATTATTATTCTCGCCAACAATCATGCAATTGCCGTACTCTTTCCCAACATCAAATAAAATATCAGCATAATCATCCGGATTTGGCTTGCCTATATACTCGGCAACAATTTCTAAAGGGTCGGATTTAAAAACATGGAAGGCGGAATTGTCTTTACCGTCGCCCCGAGCGATGTCTGCAGAAATAAAATAGGGGACTCCTTCCTGGTATTCCTCCCATATCCAATAGTTTCTATCGAAGCCGGTGCGATATTTGGGTTCTGTGGCTATTTCTATAAAATGAAGTATGTCGTCCGGATGTATAACCGTCTCACCAGATACATTAAAACTGCATTCCAGCTCTTGTGCAATTTGACGCTTAGACATATTTTTGGTTTCTTTTTCAAACCAAAGCTTGTCACGGTCAGGGTGAACATCCCATAGTAGGGTTGTTAAATTGAAATTGTTTGTACCGGATTCGGCCTCAACACAGGTTTTATGAAACCAGTTCCCCACTCCATTGGGGGTAGAAAGAGCGATACAACGTCCCCCCGTCGATAGGGTGGGATAAAGAGCGGCCCACAAATCTTCCAGCTTTTCTACGTGAGCGGCCTCATCAACTATCAACAACGACAAGGCCTCGGAACGTCCAACATCTGAGGAAGTGCTACTGGCTTTAATTTGAGATCCATTACTAAGTTCAAAAGATGTTCTGTTGTCTATCGATATATTAGATATTCTCATCCACTCCGGCAGAGTTTTCATTATCTTCTTTACCTTGCGCACCAAGTTGGTTGCAGTTTGAAGCTTCGTAGCTACAACTAAAATATTTTTATCACGGTGAAACAGCATAAGCCAAACCGTATATGCCGCAGTAACAGTAGATATTCCTAGTTGTCTGGCCTTCAGAATAACATTAAAACGATAGTCATTAAAATCTTTTAACAAATCTTCTTGGAAATTATAGGTTTTAAAGGGGATTATTCCTCGTTGAGGGTGAGATATCTTGCAATAATTTGTAATAAAATGAATCGGATCTTTGCCGGCTTTTACTACTTCTTTTACAATCTCCTGCTTAGTAAGCTTGTACCCCATAACACTTTGTTGTTTATCCCTTGCGCGTATCGTTAGAGGGGCGCTTGTTCTTGGGACCTAGAGCAAGCCAGTCTCGAACTGCTTTATCTAGGCCGTCTTTTTTATCCGGGTTAACTTCCTTAACATCACCTATACCGCCAATTTTGTAGTCGCAAGTGGCGCGGACGTCGGTTCTATAGTTGGAAAGCTTTTGCACTAATATATCAGGCTCGCCCACCCTGGTTAAGGTAAGGGTGTCTCCGGTGACTTTTTTATATTCCTTCTTAAGGAAGGATGCAACTTTGTTTATCATTCCAGCAGTTTCGTTCTCGAAACCCTTTTGTGCCACATCTTTTAGTCTTATCTCAGATTGATATAAAATAGTTAAAAGCGGTCCTTTAAACTTCACCTTAAACCCGTCGTTGATACGCTTGTCTCGGATAAAGTCTCCCTCTTCTCGTCGGAGTCCCACTTTGCGCGGTTCTTCGTCTGCAATTAAAGACTCGTCATGAGCGCCGTCATAGGCGTTAGCCGCTGCCTGTGAAATTCCTTGAATAATTTCTAGTGTTGTAGCCATTTATATCACCCCCTCTTTATTTGGTCGCCATCCGGATAACCATCTTTCTTCTCTACCATCTATCCATTGGATATAGCACATATAGCACGTTGAAAACCTATTCATATACATACCGTCGCGTCCATCAAACGAATATTTTTCACAAACGGGGCAAACCCTATTTGTATTCTTATTAAGTAGTTTTTGGTTGATTAAAAAACCATCTTGTTCCACTTTGTCCTGCTTTTCAGATAGCTTGGCAAACTTTTGTCGTTCTTGGATAGACTGCTCAAGATATTCTTTCTCTTTCTCATCGGTCCAAAATCGTCGCGGGTTATCAATTGCTTCGGTACCATATTTTTTTGATATGGCTTTTTCATACTTTGCGACGCGCTCTTTGTGTTTGCTCATTAGACAGTCATCGCATTCGATGCTGCAGCTATTGCGCGCATCGTAAATTGAGGCCATGCGTCGGATACCTCTGAGATCGGCGCGGTGCTCAATTAACAATCTCCGTTGAAATGGCAAAGATACCAATAGAAGAGAGCGTACCGATTCCGAAGCCCAAAGCAACCATCCAGGGTTCTTTAGAAGGATCTTGCTTTATAACTAAATCCTGGAGTCTTTCGATCTCAGTGGTCTTTAAAATCATCATGGACTCATACCTGTCTTTCCAAGACATAATTTCAATTTCTTTATATGAGAGCTGTAGTTCGTAGTGTTGTTGTTGAATCTGAAGTTCATACGCAATTCGCAGTTCACACTCTGCGTCTTCAAACTTCTTATCTACCGCAATTTGAGCTGCCGCGTCTGTAGTTAAAAGGACGCCGTCGAAGGGTGCGGGATCACCGACCTTTAGCGATACAATATCGTAGGTTGGCTCTTCGAGTTCGTCGGCAATTGCAATCGGCGGAAAAACGAAAAAGGAGGCCAAGAATAGAGATATTATCTTTTTAGCCATGCTCCAGTCCATATAATCTAGCTAGCTCTCGGGAGAGCCTCTCAGGATCATTATACCCCTCTTCAACTAATTTTTTAATTTCTTTCTTTTTGGCTGCATTTAACTCTTCGTTGTTACCGACATACTCTTTCTCTAACTTCTCAATGTTTTTGTTGTATTCGGATAAAACGCGGCGCTTTTCCTCGTCTTCTCGACGACGAATTTCATTTAGTTTCTCTACTTCTTTTCTATATGACTCTCGCGAGTTTTCCAAAACATCAAGAAGCGTTGCTATATAGGCGCCGTTCCTCGTCACCGTCCATATCAAAACAGCAACTATCAAAGCAAGAATAAGCAACGGTACATACCAACGGTGCTTAAGCCACGACCCAACTTTCTTAATTCTACTTTTTAATAGCAGGAGGCTCACGCAACCCCTTTAAGGCGCGCCACCGCATCAACCACAGTTTGGCCTCCAATATAAACCGTAGTTATAATGACCCAGTCGCTCGAAGTCAAGCCTGCAAACAACAGCAACGCTGTTGCCGTTCCCCACGCTAAAAGCTTACGCGAAACTAGCTTTTGTAGTCCTTTGTCTAAAAGGTGTCTCATTGTACTATCTCTCCTCTACTATAATTAGTTCTAAGAGACAAACCAAGTGAGATTATTTATTGTACGACTTTGGCGTAGTTCGCCGGCTTCTCGATTATAATCTGTGTATCAACACAGTCCTTGAGGTTATCCAGATGCGAGATCAAAACGACAGTCTTAAAATAAGATTTAATTAGTTCGAGAATTCGCACGAAGCCTTCCATGTTATCGGCATCAAGTGCGGTACCAGGCTCATCAAGAATAAAGATGTCTCCCTTGGGCAAATTTGACACCGACAAGAGCGCCAAACGAATAGCCATGGCGGCAATTGTTTTTTCAGCTCCGGAACCCATTTCAATGGGGCGAGGATCGTGCTTAGGATGCTTAATGAAAATATTAAGACGAGCGCCGTCGTCCTCGAAAAACACTTCAAACGAAACTATGTTGGCTAGAACTTTGGCAACCTCGTTGTTGATCGCTGGTAACTGCTTTTTGATTATATCATATGCTATTCCGTTAGAATGCATACATTGCAGATAAAGATCGTAAGCAGCATACTCTTGCTGTATGTCTCTCATTTCCTTTTGCTGCTCGGTCAAGTTCTTCAGCTTTTGGTCTAAAGAGCCCTTCTTGCTGTAGTGCTGGAGTATAAGCTTTCTGCAAGCAGCGTGCTCTTTCTTGCTTTCTTCTACCTCAGCTATGATCCTCCGGCGTTGCTTGGTCAAGTGTTCGAAATTTTCTATTGTGTCTCGATTTTCCTCGTACTCTTCAATTTTGCTTTGCAAAGAAGCTAAGTCATTCTCATACGAAAGAATCTCCGCATTGGACCTCTCGTAGAGAACCTGTTCGTCTTTAAGAGAGAGTTCTTCTCTAGTCCGCACCGCCAAAACATCATTATACTTGCGTCGGCTTTCGGAGACTGCAGCGGGTTCTAAAATCGCGAGACTCTGTCTTAAGTTTTTAATCGTGTCGACATGTGACAGGGCATCTTCTTGTATCTTTCTGATTCCCTTTTTAGCCTCGTGCGCATCGTGTATAAACTTACACATTGGAAAGCCGTCGCCGCACGGAACTTCATCAAGAAGTTTTAATTTGATATTTCTAGAATTGAAATCCTTTTGAAGAAGCTTGGCCTTATTTACTGTCGCATCCAAAAGCTTTTGTTTCATCTCTACTTGCTCTTGTTTACGTTCTAACTCATCAATATCAAACTCACCCAGGAAGTGCCGCAATCTTGTAAGGCGGCTTTTTGTTTTTGCTATACCCTTCTTTCTGACCTTGTTTGTCTCTTTGGCGTTTGCTAGCTTCTGTGTCAATGTTATCTTTTTTTGCTGCGCATCTAGAATATCTATTATACCGCTGGGGATAGACTCCATCACCTCGTTAGCTGTTGCAAGGTCAACCTCCAGCAGAGATATCTTTTCCACCATCACATCACACTCTCGTTCGTGATTAGCCAACTCAATCTGCGTAGCTTCAATTTCTTCCGTAGCTCTGGTCACTTCTTCCTCGAAATTCTTGTCCCCTATCCGGCGTAAGACCCCCTTTAAATCTGAACTATCTTCTTTGGCTAGCCTAAACTTTTTCTCAAAAACTTCTAGATCTAAGAACTTGGCTAAAATTTCTTTGCGACGAGTTGAACCCTCTTTGATAAAAGAAAGAGAGTCTAGTTGTGACGCCATAGATGTTAACAGAAAATCTTCTATCGTGCCAAAGTGCTTACGAATGGCAGCGTCTGTCTTGATACGAGACGTATCATTAAGGCTGTGAGTTTCATCCACGACGGGATCATAATAATCGAAGTCTAAATCAGTTTTTGCCTCTAAAGACTCTTCCCCCTTTAGCCTCTTAATATATTTTTCTGACTTGCGAGAAATGGTATAGGCTTTCTCCCCTATTTGAAGCGTTAATTTGCCACGACACGAATCTCTGTTCTGGTTAATTACATTTAAATTCTTGCGCTCGTTCTTAGACGTCGTGTTGAATAAAGTATAAAGAAGACCGTCGATGATGCTCGACTTCCCGGAATAGTTCTTCCCGAAGATGCCAACAATCCCATTCAGTTTCTCAAAATCTATCTTATTGTTTTTTCCATAATTGAAAAGATTGTCCCACTCAAAGCTGTTCAGTTTCCAATTAACATTTCGCGCAACGTCTTCTGCAGCCTCGGCTATAGAATTATATTTCTGATTTAAGGCAAAGACTCGCTCCATCATTTCATCGGAAGCCTCGTAGTCTTTGAGATATTCTCTCATTAACTTTTCCTGTACAGATATGTCTCGCAGATTCTCTTTAAAGAAGCCATGGCCATTTATATCTATAGTGCCTCTTTCCCCAGCTGCTCTATTCAAAAAAGTGATGCTTTCGGGCTTAAATCGGTGTTTGGCCACCTCTACAGCGCGCTTCATAACGTTCAAAGGGAGGTTATTGTTGCTTACGAGCCGCAGGCGCGCCCCTGGAGCGATTTGGGTCCCTTTTGGCATCCTACCCCTCGGAGTCAGCTCAATCGTCACAAACGGGCGCGGGTTGAGCAATTTTATATGTTTTACCTTGAAAACGTCCTTATTTTCGATTTCCCAAATCAAAAACCCCTTGTCGTTGGTCTCTCCGTGGTTTTGCTGGACAATAGATCCTGAGTAGCGTACGCGACCTTCGGTGTCTAAAATTTGGTTGGTTTTATGGATATCCCCAAGCATTGCATAGTCGTGGTCTGCAAATATCGAGACGTCATGATCTCCATGATCCATAATCCACCCAATGTCTGTTTTCACCCCAGCAATAGACCCATGATAGACAGCAATATTAATCTTGTCTGAATCAGTAGGCTTTACCCAGTTCTCCTCATCGAACACAGACAAAACATTCATCACCAAACCTGGCGCCATTTCTACCTCACCAGAGTTTTTTAACAGATGAAGGTGCGGATGGTCGAGAGCATTAACAATGGGCGTGATAGCATCTTGTCTGGAAGAGTTTCTAAGATTTCCATCGTGGTTGCCAAGGATTACATACGTGGGTGCAATGTCTGCCAACGTAGATAAGAATTCGGAACACAGCTCTACAAATTCTGGTGAGATCTGTGTCTTGGTGTGCGCTATGTCGCCGCCGACATAGATAAAGTCCACCTCCTCCTCTCTAAGGCTTTCGTACATAGATTCAAATACCTTGCGGTATTCATAATGATATTTCAAGTTTTTAATGTGCACGTCGGCACAATGAGCGATTTTATACATATTTTTTTTAAGCTAAAATAGAATGTTGTAAGAGCTTATCGAAGTTCATACGAACTGCATTCTTCTTTCTTTCTTGGAATTCAGCTCTTGTCATTTCTCCAACATCCTTGAAGGGATATATATCCACTTTATACAACTCGACGTCATATGTCAAGAAGTTTTTAATAATTTCTAATGATTTTTTTTCTGCGTCCGGATCCAATGCAATATACACGGATGCGTCGTTCTTTACTATTTTCTCGAATAGCTGAGAATCCACCCGCAGAGTAGACCCCAACAAAGGAATAGAATTGCTGCCTGCCACAATGGCATCAAATACACCCTCCACTAAAGCTATGTTCGATGTCCAATCAATAAAAAGATCATTAAACACCACATCTCTATCGACAGGTGGATTTTTATATTTTGGATAACTTCCATTATAGGTGCGCGAAATAAAATAGTTAACATCTCCCCCTTCATTAAACGAAGGAATAATAATACGATTTTCATATTCTCCAGAGGAGCAATAGCCAATCTTCCACCAAATTATATCTTTTTTGGTGATGCCCCTCTCTTTTAAGTATTTCCTCGCCATAAAACCAGTGGGCGGTAACTTCTTATTGGCTAAAGAAATATATTCTTTTGGAAGTGGTACGACCTGATCGGGCTCCTCCCTCTTCCCAAATAACTCTTCGAAGGCTGAATAATCTACCTCCTCTTCAAATTGAAGCCAGTCCTGCCGATGCTTGTAGGCTCCGAATCTCCTTACCAGATGATAAATGTTTTGGCCGCGCGTATCGCACACCCAGCACTTATAAACGTTTTTCCCTATATTAACTGAGAGCTTCGGTTTATGATGTTCGCAATAAGGACAACGAAATAGCCTCTCTTCATTTGACTTATGATTAGGTCCGAGAATCTCTCTTAAGATTCTAAGTTTTTCTGCTTCCATAAATTACACCCAGCCATGGCAACCACAAGACTATCGGCTCTATCGCCATAGCCGGCTTTAGGATTCCCATGCTTAGTATATTCTACATCAAACTGGGGTACTTTGTCAAGCACAAACTTTAAAACTTCTTCTTTTGCTTTGGATCCTCGCGGCATCCTGATACCAACCAGTTTGCGTGCTTCGTTAGCTCCAACGTATTCAGGCTCTATCCCAAATACATCACTAACAATTAACGACGCCATGCCGTTAAACCGTTGCAACGTGGCCATTGTTTTAGCAGTCGAGCGCCCACTTTTAAAAAAAGTAAATGGCTGCTCAATCCAAATCTCTTGGACTATGGCCTGCAAGTATCTTCGGTCAGTGAGAAACTTTTTTAATACTTTTGCTTTTTCGAATAGCCCCTTGCTCTTCCGGAGATCACAGTGATCGCAAAAAATTATATCACCGCTCTTATTTATACAAGTCACACCAACTATGCTGGTGCTAACATCAAGCCCTAAAAACATTAAATATCCAATTTAAATTTAAAAGTAAAGTCTCTACCTGGAACCTTCTTCACGGGATTTGCCAACTTAGCCACGGCAATCAAATTTTGATTATCATCATAAATCCCCACCTTGGAAATATAAGTCGTCTTTTCAAACGTTCCTGCAGGATCATTATATATCGATTTTACAATATTTTTAATAGAACGTTTGGGATTTTCTATGTAAGCTAGAGAGCCCGTCTGCGCTGAACTTCCAGTGGTAAAGGACAGATAGGTCGGATTATTGGAATGATTTAATTGCCCCTTCGGAGCAGTAGCAAACATCGTTACAGTCTGTACTTTAGTCGTGCCCGACATATTCATTACAAACGAAGATGACACCGCTGGATATTGAACAGGCGATGGAATCCCGGAACAATTGCCATTGCCTGTCGAGCAGGCAATAGACTGCGCAAAATAAACCCACCTGGGGTTATCGGAAATCGCCGCGTCTATGTATTTATCTGTAACTGCGTTGTTTAAGCTCCAGCTCCCAGTTAGGACCACAAACCCCTCGGTATACAGTACGACGCCGGCCACACTACCCTCCGATGTGCCCACCGTTTCGATCAATTCCCCATTGCGGTTCTTGTCCTGTAGCCTTCCCGCTAGGGTACCCGTGATATAAAATCTTAAATCTACAGAGCCCTTTTTAATTTCCGATCCGTAGAAAATAGACGGTATCGATATTAATCCAACATCCTGTGTATCTAAATCTCCCAACGAAGAAGAATAAGCATAATGAGGACTTAGATATGCATTATAATTTAAAGTATTTTTCAGCGCATACAGGTGAGTCACGTCCCCTGTTACAAAATACTCCGGGTCGACGAGGTCTTGACTAGATGGGGTTTGGCGCGCCACAGCAGCTGGATAAAATTCTTTTGTAATCGTGGCCGATAGGGGGTAGACTCCCTCCATAACCGCTCCGATAGAGGCGCTATTATATGCTAAATTTGTTGTGGTTCTAAAAGCAACCCTGGTGTCATTCTTAACCAAGAAGGGGTGGATCAGACCCGTATTTGTGGCCTGTCCTATATCTGCGCCACTATAGCCAGCCCTATCAACATTGTATTCGTAAAGATTAATATATCCCGGAGGTACCTGTCTTATAGACGAAATGTTCGCGCCGGAAATGTTCGCTTCATTGTTGTAATAAGCGCTTCCGCTATATATTACAAATTCTACTTGCGGATAAGTTGTAACCGTGTTGACGAAGACATCATCTTCTTGAAACTTATAGATTGCCATTGCATCCCTTAATAGTCCAATCTCACTCTCAAAGTGAATTCGTTAGCGGGATCCTTCTTGAGTGGCTCTGAAAGTTTTGCAACAGCTAGAAGTTCATTATCCGGGGAATATAGTCCGACCGATGTAATAAAGGAGCAGGGGTTTTCTCGCGCAATAGATTTAACCACGATTTGACTGCTGCTTAAATAAGTTGGGTTTGAACTAAAATTGAACTCATTGTGGTTCGCTCGACAGAAATAGATTGTAGAATTCAATTCCGTAGTATTATTAAACTGCATATTTTGGAATCTGTTGCGCAGTCCATCGCAATTGCCAGAAATCGATGCCGACACAAGAGAACCAGTAATCGTAGAGTAACTAGAGGCTCCATCGCCAAAATAATCCGGTGTGTTTCCATCAAATATGGACGCCGTGAGCACTAAGAGTTTTGCTTGATAATATAGTAAGCCAACGGGCGTTCCAGTTCCGCCGGAAGCTGTGTGTAATACAGTATATTCTCCCACCGGAGAGTTAACTAGGTATTCCGTCGCGCTGGCGTCATATACCGTAAGTGGAGTGGTGGGTGCATGTACGTCGCCGCCCACCAAGAAGGTGGCCTGGAAGGTACCCTTCTTAATCTCGTCTTTGGTGATCAACCTTGTAAGATTTACAAAGATGGCTTCTTTAATTTTAGCACCACCTGTAAGATCTCCGTCTTGATCAAACTCTAAAATCTGCCCATTATCGCCAAACCCAACATGTGTCTGTGCGAGCATGTTGTACATGTTGATCTTTTTGGCGCGCTGCACGCTGGAAGCCGTGGATCCCGAAAGAAGCGAATTAGAAGAGAATCCAGCCGTTATATCAAATATATGATTTGCTGAAGAACTTAGATAAGGATAGTCATATACTGACTGAAACATCCCATGTACATAGTTTTTAATGTTTAGATCAGGTTCGTAGGTTCCCGAAACGATCGTTCCCGTAATTGGGATAGCCTCATGGAGCAAGTCCGAATTGGAAGCTACGTCTTTGTTGGTTAGTGTTTTAAATGTCGTTGCCATCTTTTATACCCTATTATAATATATATTTCACGTATCTTACAGGTATATCTATTCTATATCCAGTAGATACTCCCGAAACACGTATGGTTGAGTCAATGTATTTATATGTCCCGGCGACGAGGTTGACGGTGTCATTGGTAATGGTGGTTGTTCCCACGTTACCAAAGGTGTCAAACAAGTAGTACCCCGATCTATTTTCTAAAGAAGACCCTATTCTGAACGAAAGCCTAGTTCCGCGGGGCCCGAGAATCGATGAATTAATTCCGAGACCGGTCGCAATCGTACTTATAAGGCCAGCTCGTCGCATTGAGATATAATAGCTAGCCACAGAATCATCATCTATGAAAGAATAAGAAAGAGGACTCAGCGAGGCTGCAGCCGGATTGGTGCCCTGGCCAGTGATGCCCGGAAATAGTTTTCCTAGACGATTATCCATTTCAACAATATAGGCAGTTTCCACCAACTCCGGATTCAGCGGAGTATCTGGTGTAATATTGGCAGTATCCAATCCTTGATCTGTTGTGATTTGCATTTGAGAACCGCCGACGGTGGCGCCATTGAGTATTCCATCGGCCACCAGCTGAACTGTCCCCGCAAGGGTGATCTGATCTACCGTCGTTTGATCAGCCAATACAATAAAATGTGTGCCATTATAAAGCGTTGAGGAACCCTGATTAAACAACTTAATGATTGGTAAATACCATGTCATGTTGTTGCTAATTGTAATTAATTTAGAATTGAGGAGAGAAGTGTTGTTTGTAAACGCTTCTAGAACTGGAGTTTGTAAGCACTGAAGGTCATAGTATTCTGACCCGTTGACGTTAAGTTTATCAAATAAACCATAATCTATTTCGTCATCTCCTAATGCAAATTTTGCGATTCGGAAACTTCCATCGCCGCGAGCAAGACGCATTCGACCCGTGTCTGTTAAAACCGCGTCCAATATAATATCTCCTGAATTGTCTAAAAATGCCATAAAATCAACCTCTCTCTCTATAAATAGTAATTAAATCAATATCATGCCCTAAGGATTAACTACTCCTGTGTTTTTAAATGTTAAATTAAGATCTATCTTCTTCCCCGTCTTCTTACTGGTAAGGCGAACCTTAAATACTTTGTTCCAAACTGAATCAGTTTCGGAAGTACCCAGCACATTTGGAGGAGGGACCTCATCGATACCCACCGTCTCTATCGATGTGTTGGCATCATCAAAACGTGATTGCGTCCACGTGGGAGCAATATAAAGATATTGTCTACCATTTTTACTAAAGTTTTGATTTTGCTCTGCTGGAAAATAGTATTCTTTATACAGTAAATATACTTGACCCGAATTATCGACCATTTCCACCTCATAGGGGACAGTGGGATTGGAAACGTGCCCGTGAACGTCTATAACCCTAAAACAATAATAATATTTGGTATTGGGCACGAGGTCCTCTAGATAGGTGGCGTAGGTAGCATATCGATTGCCGCCGACAGTTCCGAGATGTTCTATAATATCGGCCCTTCTTTTTCCTTTGAAATCTTGATAACTCATGGGAGCTTCCCTAGTCCGGTATATTTCATATCGGTAAGAAGGGTCATCACTACGAAATGTTAAATCGGAATCAAGTGCCATTTGAATTATTTGTTCGTTGGTGGCCACAGTGTTGTTGGGTAACAATCCTTGGGCCAAAAACTGTAACCTAATATCTTCCAGGTCGCTGTCTTCTATGGGGAATGGCTTTTCTGCAACCTCGCCAGTAGAACTATTCAACATAATCAATACCCGATTATTAATATTTTTAAAGGGAACTATATTCACCTGAGGTGATACAGGAGGGCGGTCCATTACTACCGCCTGGGTGGCATAATAGGGAGTCTGCATTATTTCAGGCCAATAACCTGATTGCATATCAACACGAGCATTATCCGGGGCGCCCCCGGGTACGGAGCCATGAGGGCCTGTCATAAATCTTAGTTGAAAAGGTAATTCATCCTCGTTCCAGATTCTATATTGAATGGTGGTGTCGCGGTTTTTGAAGCGGACCGCCGCGTTGGTGCTGGCCGGTTGTCCCGCTATAGCAGTAATCATATATTGGCGACGGCCCGAGATAATGGGGAGTGCATGGGCATCAAAAGTGTTCTGGACTATACTTAGAAATTCTTGAACGCTGAGGGTTTCGTTTACAACGAAGTTGAGGGGGATAGACACAGTGCGCAAAAAGTTCATATCCTCGTCATACTCATCGATATCAAACCACCAATTTAAAGAAGGTCCCGTGGGGCGGTCGAGGCCGTCGAGGCCGGGTTGAGGCGAGGAGCCGTAGAAGCCGTTTGAAAAGCCGGACATTATATAATCCCCTCGTCAAACAGCGGGCTTCGACCCCAGTCCTTTTCTTCGTAGGGGCCGCCCTCGGCAACCTCTCCTGGCGACATCGCTTCTCCATACATCTCGTCGGTCTCGCTAAGGTGGACACTAGGGTTTAGGTCTCCAAAATTGAATCCTCCGCCGGGGCCACGAAGAGGGCCGGCCAACATTTCTTCCAGTAACTTTTCTCCATGCATCTCACCGACAGGGGCTAGCCTATCTAGGAGGTTGAGCATTTCTTCTTGTTTTTCCGTGGGCTCGACAGTCTTCCAGTGATCGGGCCCGAACTGGTCGACACCTTCATTGCCGCGGGTTTTGAAGAGGTCTGCCGCGGCCGACGCGTTGGCGCCTGCGAGGTTAAGACCTGGCCCCGTTGTGACGGCTCCGCCTAGGTTATTACTATTAAAACCATAACCAGGCTTAAGTTGTATCATGTGATTGCTTAAATCTGGATCGTTCGGGCCCGGGCCTTGATTATCCGAGTAAGGCAAAACAAGATGCCCCACTTGCTCAAGGGCCACCGGGGTATCCTGGCCCCACGGCACATAGTCCCACTGATCTATTTCCGGGGGGTTGTCGATTTGCTCGTCGACATAAAATCCGAGGGCATTTCCGAGGGCGCGACCCATGCCGTCGTAATCTGTCTGAACTTGTAAATCGTCGTAGTCGTACAGGGTCGAGAGAATAAAACGAATTTGTGTAAAATTATATTGATATACTACCCCGTACTTAACTTGAGTGTCAATATATCTTATAGTCTTTTCTACCTGATCGGGATCTACTGCTATATAAAAGGTTTGTACCACGGGGTATAAGGGCGCGCCGTTCGGGCCATCGGCATCATTTAATTGATCAAGCGGGATAAAAGCACCCGACTCAACAACTCTTTTTTCAACTTTATACATAAATGTTTCTGAGTACCCGGAGTCTAGATTCATAATTCCTATGTCGCTTTTGCGAAGGCTATTAAAGAGTTGGCCGGCCGTCAGGGGGCTGGCGGAAGAAAAATAGAAATCGTTAAAGGAACCATTCACGGTGGCTTGTGTGATCGATCCGGTACCGGATGGTACAGACATGCCCGGGGCTTCCAAATTAACTGGATCAATTAGGTTTGTGCCTTTGCCGATCGAAGGCCCGAGGGTCCACGGATTGGCAAGCATGCTGTCCAAGTCCAGTCCGCTGTAGAGCCAATAATCGCCGCCCATGAGGGCGCCTTGCCAGGAGGGGAAGATATTGTGGTGCAGGGACTGATTTATTATTTGAGTAGGAAGATCGGTAATTATTTCCCCCTCGGTAGTTGTGGTCCTCGTGGATCTTTCAATCGCCATGGTGCACTCTAGATAATCGGTCCGTGCTACGTCTTGCTGTACTATCATACTCAGTACCATATCATAAAGACCTTGCTCAGTTAAAAGCTGGGCCACAGTCGGATCCGTTGCCTGGGGCGTGACCGAGGCGGGGTATACTATATCAAGACTTTGGTTGTGATCGATCTTTAAGTCTACATACATGGGCATATCAGTAATAGAGGACTCGACGCGCTCTTCTGCAGGTATTGTTGAAAGACCTTCCAAAATAGATAAATTTTCAGAATATATTCCAATATTGAATCCCAGCGTTCGAAGGGTGTCGACGGCGACGGACCAGTCGCTTGGTGCATAGTCGGGGTGATCTTTCGGCACTATGTTTTCATCGCGCGCAGTTTTAAGAGCTTTTAAGGTCGTAGCGTACGAAGAAAAAAACTGTCCCCTATCCTCTATCGGATCATCGAAAGACCCCACATTAC